CAAGGTGACACAGGCTCAACTGGAAATACAGGCTCGACTGGAGTAACTGGTCCTCAAGGTGTTACGGGTCCAACTGGCGAAACTGGTCCTCAAGGTCCAACTGGAGTAACTGGTCCTCAAGGTGTTACGGGTCCAACTGGCGAAACTGGTCCTCAAGGTGTTACGGGTCCAACTGGCGAAACTGGTCCTCAAGGTGTTACGGGTCCAACTGGTGATACTGGTCCTCAAGGTGTTACAGGTCCTACCGGTGCAGATTCAACCGTACCTGGTCCTACTGGTGAAACTGGAGTAACAGGTGCTCAAGGAGTTACAGGCCCAACTGGCGCAGATTCAACTGTACCTGGTCCTACTGGTTCTACAGGACCTACTGGAGCTACTGGTCCCTATCCTAACATAGCAAATGCCAGTGATAATCGCATTCTTACATCAGACGGCGCTACAGGATTAAACGCTGAAGCTAATTTAACTTTTGACGGCACAACATTAAGTGTTACTGGAAACCAAACAATAAGTGGTACGCTTGGTGTAACAGGTGCTGCTACATTTAAAAGCACAGTTAGTGTATCAGGCACGCTTGGTGTAACAGGCGCTGCGACATTCCAAAGTCATGTTAATATTGTTTCTGCAACAACTGGAACTTCTGTAGCAAATCTTGGGATACAATCGGATGGCAAAGTAATAAAAGCTGGTGGGAATGCTATAGTTGATAATTTTTATTATTCAGTATCAAACTCGGTTGATACAACATTTTTTGAAGATGATAAAGTTACAATGAAATGGGATGAAACTGGTAATGATTTAAAATTTACAATGAAAGTTGCGCCAGGTGGTAGTGGTGATATGAGATCGTTAGGAGTGCTTATGGGGTCAAATACAACCTTTAATGTCGCAATTGTTGCTACTAATGTTGAGTATGATTTATATTCTGCTGGTATTTCCGCTGGTAATAGAATGGAAGCATTTGTTACTGCGGAAAATGATGTTACATATCCAGCATATCACGTAACAGCATATAATACCGGTGAATCTTATCAAAACACGATATGGGTTCAACGAATAACTAGGATCTAATATATGAAATACTTTTTACCTACTGGTGAATGGCCTTTATTAGAAAAGCCATATCATGACTTAATGAAACGAATTGGTTTAACATTAGGTCATGAAGAAAATTCTGATATACTTTTATTAGCAGGAGGTGCTGATTTAGGAATGCGTCCTGTTAGGGATCATGAAGAATTTGCGTGGTTTGCTAAATGGTCTAGGGAAGATAAACCTGTTATTGGGATTTGTCGTGGTATGCAATTAATGCTACATTTAACAGGTAATGATAATATAGTAGAACACCTACCTGATTATTGTGACTTAATACAGCACACAACAATAAATGGACTTTGGACAGGACAATCTGCTTTTCATAATACAGAATTAGGATTGTTAGTAAACAGTAGACATCATCAAGGATTTTTAAATGTTAATGATTCCTGGAATCCGATTGATAAGACGGCTGATGGCACAATTGAAGCTGTGATAAATAATAAACAATTTGGTGTACAGTGGCATCCTGAGCATGAAGAAATGAACGGAACACCTGCACAAGATTGGTGGATTGAAACTGTAAAATCTATATTATGAAAACTTATATAGTTGAGAGTGACGTTCAGTCTTGGTTACATGAACATAGAGACGAACTTTTTGATGATATCTTAGAAGCTTGTGAAAACGGCTTAATAGATAATGAAGATAAAATAATTATAGCAACGTTCAGAACAATGTACGGCATAACCGTATTTAATCTACCTTCACCTGAAGAAGTTGTTGCTTCTTTAAGAAAATGCGAAAACAGTTACGTTTCTCGTGAAGAATATGAAAAAGCTGCTAGGGCAAGAGATTGTGGCAGTTCTTGGGAAGAACGCAATATGATATATAAAGAAAATAGAAATTCACATGAATTACGTAAAGACTTATAATGATTTCCTTAACGAATCAGCTCAGATTAAAAACGCTGGTGTAGCAGGATTAGAAAGATTGTTGAAATTGCCACAAGGAAGTGGTGTTTTTCAAGATGTTTCTTATGATGACAAAACAAAAACTTTAGTTATCACACAACCAAAAAATTTAGGTCCTCTTGATGCTGGTGCTGTAATGGGTGCAATTAACAAAGAGACTGCTACATTAAAAAGAAATTATGTAGGATTACAAACTGTTTCTATGGGTGACATTAAAATCTCAATTAAATGATGAAAAGATACATTAAACTTTTTGAAGAATTTATTACTGAGGAAGACCCTTTAGCAGCGTTAGGTGATGAAGGTGGACTTGAAGAGCCTAAGAAAGAAGATCCTCTTGAAGTAAAGAAAAAGGAAGAGGAAAAGAAGAAAAAGAAAGAAAAAGAAGAACACGAAGAAATGGTTGACAAAAAACAAGATAGCATTGAAGATATCTTGAAAAATCTTCCTGAAGTTTCTGGTGGGTTGAAAGATAAGATTCTTGATGCTGTTGAAAAACAAGATAGAGTTAAAATTCACAATGCTTTTTTAGATGTAACTTACCTTCAACAATCATTTGCACAAAACGGCGATGAGAACAAAGTTTTGAAATTATCAAAACTAAAAGATTATATTGAAGATCTTGATAGGTCTTACACAACTGATAAAATGATGTAATAAGAATGAGTGTATTATCATATGAACAGTATCTTAACGAAAAAGACGCACCTGGAGCAGCTGCTGATGTTTCTGTAGATGATGAAGGATCAGCTGAAAAGGTTGATACTTCTAAAGGTACAATGAAAAAATTTGTTATTGACGGTAACGAATACGAAGGTGTTCTTACAACATATAAAGCTTTAAAAAGTAAACAAGAATCAATGGGCTTTGAATCAGTAGGAATGATTTCTGTCCCTGGTGAAAAAGAAATTTACGAATTACTTAAAAAAGGAAAAGGAAAAGATGAATAAATTTGTAAAAGATTACGATGTATTTTTAACTGAAGGGTTTACTTCACCAATGGGTTCTACATATAATACGCCAGGCATGGGTAATGCAACAGCAAGCGGAGCAAAAACATCATTTTCAGATGATAGTGCTGACCAAGACAATTCACGTAAACATTTAATCATTGCATTTGAAGGCGACGATTCTTGGATGCGTCCTAATGGAAATTACGGAGATCGTAATTGGTTAATTCCTAATTATAATGAATTCCAAGATATTAAACAAAGTATGACACGTTTCCAAATCGGTCAAGATGTTAAGTGCGTAAACGCTAATCATGAAAGTTGTGGACTTACTGGAAAGATTATTGCTTTTGAAGACGCAACAATTCGTTGGGAAGTAAAAAATTCTGAAACTGGTGTTGGACAAACTTCACAACAGTACAGATGTTTACCTGCTGATTTAGATCACGTTTAAAATAATCAACATTAAAATGGAATGGCGTAAATACATATTGCTGTTTGAGGATTTTATTCCTGACATAGTTACGGAAGATGTTGATAAAAAGATTGACGATTTAAAAAATAAACAGAAGACTTACAAAGAAAGGATTGACATGGCAAATCGTAAATCCCAAGAATCTGTTGAAAAAGCAAATCGTTTTAAACAAAAGTCAGCAAACACAAAAGATGATACTTCTAAACAGATTTATCAAAATCGTTCTCAAGAAGAAATGATTTCTCAAAAAACAAATGTTGCTAAAGTTCAAGCTTTACAAATGGCACAAAAGAGAAATGAGATTGAACTAAAAACTGCTGAACTAAAAAAGGAAAAGCAAGGTAAGAAAAATCTATAAAACAATTTCATAGTTTATGTATATAAACAATAAATCAGAAACGGCTCACTTGAGCCGTTTTTTAATTCGCAAAATTATGAAGCCTTTAAACATTGCAGTTGGAGTTACAGTTTTAGTTCTTGGTGTTGCCTTTGTACTAATAATGTTATTCCCACTCTTCCTTTTTAAAGGACTTTCAAAAATTGTTAATAAGTTTTTTAATTAAAGTTTGTATTATTCATTAATATTGTTTATTTTTATATAAAATTAATCAATATGGCAACATTAGAAAAAATATCTTTGAAAAAAGATCCGACAAATTTTGAACGAGTAAAGATAACGTCTTCTCAAAATTCTGCTGATTACATCAGGCAATTTTATTCAGATGACATTGAGATTTTTGAATCTTTCTTTATCTTATTACTTAATCGTCAAAATAAAACAATAGGCTACGCAAAGATATCCCAAGGTGGAGTTGCTGGTACTGTTGTTGACGCTAAGATTATACTTAAGTACATTGTTGACACACTTGCATCCGCAGTAATTCTTTGTCACAATCACCCAAGTGGGAATTTAAACCCAAGCACTCAAGATCTTGAGATAACAAAAAAATTATCACAAGCAGCTAAACTTGTAGATTCTCAAGTAATAGATCATATTATTTTAACACCAGATAGTTTTTATTCATTTGCCGATAATGGCTTAATTTAACTTTTATGAATATTTTTGTTTTAGATTTAGATCCGACTAAATGCGCGGAGTATCATTGTGATAAGCACCTTGTGAAAATGATTACTGAACATAATCAGATTCTTGGAAGTATTGCTTATACCGCTCGTGGCACATTACGAAAGAAAGATATAACACCTGAGTTTGTTAAAAAACATTTTCAACGGTTCCCACGAAAGTTAGATGATGAAAGCCCTCATCCGTACGGAATAGGATACGTAAATCACCCATGTACTAAATGGGCTGCAAATTCTTTTGATAATTATATTTGGCTATGCACACTTAATCTTGAGATGTGTTATGAGTATACAAAAAGATATGGCCGAAAGCATGCTGGTGAAGCAATTACTATTTGGTATCTTACAAATGCACCTATTATAGAACAAAAAGGTATGACACCGTTTGCTCAGGCAATGCCAGATGAATGCAAAAATGTTAATACAGTAACAGCATATAGAGATTATTATGTCAAGTATAAGAAAGAATTTGCAAGATGGGCCCATTCCGAAATGCCGGGATGGTTCACACAAGCTGCATAATGATATTGTGTTTTTAGAATATCGTCTATCAGAATTGATAGAGAAAGAAGATTACGAAAGGGCTGCACGAGTTCACGGGTGGATAAACGAGTTAAAAAATAAATATGAGCTACGACGTAGAGAAGATTAAAAGAATCACGAGGAAACAATTTGGGGAAGACTTTGAATTCAGACCCGGCCAATTAGAAGCAATACAAGATATACTTACAGCTTATCATAGCGGAACGGTTGAAATGTATTTGCTTGATGCACCAACAGGTAGCGGTAAATCATTTATCGCAATGATTGTGTCAGCTGTTTTGGAAGACGATGGTAAAAATGGTTATATCTTAACAAGTGAGATAACTTTACAAAAACAGTACGAAAAGGATCTTAAAGAACATCGAGTAGGCTGGGGAACAGTTTACGGTGGAGATAATTACAGTTGTGTTGTTAATAATCTGCCTTTCTTTATTGGGGATTGCCGTTTAAAAAATATCGGTTATGAAAGTGCTGAGAGCTTAGATTGCTTTAAAGATTGTGGCTATTTAACAAATCGTAAAATGGCAGTTAACTCAAGTGTTAGCTTATTGAATTATTCGTATGCACTTATTCAAAGGAATTATGTTGAAGACATGGCACAACAATCAGATAGGCCAGTTCCTTTTAAGCAAAGGGATTTTGTTTTCTGTGATGAAGCTCACAACATAACAAGTATCGTACAAGGACATTTTTCACCAAGATTCAGTAAATCTGGTATGAGTAAGTTGAAGAACTTGATGCACTTCCTTAAATCAAAAGGTCTGTCATATCCACAATTTGATGGAGAAGAATTTGATAACTTACTTGATATGTTTTTTGAAGAAGAAGATCCACAAGAATTAGTTATTGGATTGAAACATTGTTTGGAATTATTAAGAAGAGGGACTGAATGCAATAACGAACTTAAAGATACTGCAGGTAAAAGATTTCATAAAGACAATCCGATCCCTCGTGACTGGAGTACAGCAATGAGCAATTCAGGATTCTGGAAAGATTGTTTATGTAAAGTTGAAGACTTCATTGAGATAATTGAAAAGACAGGATTGGAATTTATGACAAAGACTCCAGGCCTTGAAGAAATTGTTTTTAACTGTCTTGATGAATCTTATATGATGGAAAAACATTTTCATCAACGATTTGGGTTTAAAGTTTTTATGACAGCAACAATGGGTAACCCTAGGCATTTCTTAAAAATGATTGGTGGACGCAATGCAAGATACAATAAAATAAAGAGTTCGTTTAATTTTGAGAAGTCTCCAATTTATCTTTACAATGGAAAACGAATGGGCTTTAAAGATATTGACCGTAACTTGCCTTGGATGATTGGTGAAGTTGAAAGAATCTTACTTAATCATCCAAACGAATCAGGGATCATTCACAGTGGTTCATATCATTTATCAAAAAGATTATATGAAGGCCTGACAAAAAACATTCAGAAACGAATACTCTTATATGATGGAACTGATGGAAAGATATCTGCATTAAGTACATTTGAACGTGAGAACAATTTGTTTGTAATGGGACCATCATTACTTGAAGGAATTGACTTAAAAGGTGATAAGAGTAGAGTTCAGATTTTTATTAAAGTTCCTTACCCAAGTTTAGCTAATCGTTTTGTTAAAAGAAAAATGGAACTCCAGCCAGAATGGTATCAGTGGAGAACTTGTACAGGAATTGCGCAAGGTGTAGGTAGGTCAATTAGGGATGAAACTGACTGGGCTGTAACTTATATGTTAGACGCATGTTTTCACGACCTCTTAAGAGAACCGTTAAATTTTCCTGCCGAATTTAAAGATAGAATTATTCACATAAAATAAATACATTATGAAAAAGTTAGCATTTATAGCATTGTTGGTTTGCGTTTCTTGTGGGCCAAGCAAAACAGAAAAACGATACAAATTATACAATTGTGTTATAGATTCTGTTAAAGTTTTGCCTATTAGGATGGGTGACGTTTTGCCTGAAGAATTAATTTACACAAGTTGTGGTACAGCATTTGTTAGCAAAAGTAAAAAATACGCAGTAGGTGATACAGTAATTTTTTAAAATTGTTAATAACTTTATGCCCATAGATTTTTATCTATGGGTTTTTTTGTTTATTTTTATATTATAAATTTAAAACAATTAATCGATATGGAAATTACATTTTTTAAAGGATTACGTTCAACCAAACCAGTTGCTAATCCAACATTGCATGAAGTATTAATGGACATCAAGTCTGACAAGTACAAAACACAAATTGACAAATGTCATATTGACATTAGCAAGAAAGATTATCTCCCGTGTTTTACACCAACAGGCATTTTTAATCACCGTAGTATCGCTGGATTAGAACAGTATAATGGAATTATTTGTCTTGACATTGATCATTTAGATGATCCTGTAGATGCAAAAAAAGCAGCAATTAAATTGAATTATGTACATGCCGCTTTCATAACTCCAAGTGGCAAAGGATTAAAAGTTATCATTAAAACAAACGCAAATGTTGAAACTTATAAAACGATTGAACAAAAGGTTGCTGATTATTTTTATACTGACTGCGGTCTTACTCGCGATAATCGCTGCAAAGATATCGCTCGCATTCAATTCGTTTCTCACGATCCTGAACTTTACTACAACGAAGAATCGTATACTTTAAATCTTGACCATTATGTTGAAGGTGCTGAATGTTAATAACTTTTAGCAAAAAAGTTTGCATAACCAATAAATTATTATTAAATTTAACTATAATTAAAAATTAATCAATATGAAAAATGATATTATGAATACCTATCTTGAAGAGTCTGTTGACGCATTCTACAAATTTTACGGTTATGCCGCAATCACTGATGACCAAATACATGTTGTAAGAATAGGTCAATCAATCATGATGCACCGTGATGGAATTTTAAACGGCGGAGGATTTGTTACAGCCTTTGTAAATAACGATTTAATTGACTCAATTAATAGAGCTGATAAAACTATTGTTAATCATTTTCCGTTTTTTGCTAACATAAAAAAATATGCCCATGTTACAAATTAAAATAGCAACATACTTGATAACAGTTATGGCATCTCTGATGCTGGTTACATTTCAAAAACAGACAGACACGGTTAGCGCAAAATTATTAACGATATGTATTTTTCTTATGAACATTGTTGGCTGCGCGCTTTTGCTTAAGAATCATTACTTTAGCGCGTTACATTACGTAAGTGTGACTATTATGACAGTACTAACATTTTGGTTGCTGTTTGGTAAAATTACAGGTAATGCAGTGAATACCGTTAAATTTGTTATCTTACTTGTTGTAGGTTCTGGTATTACATTCTTAACACTTTAATCAAAGGCTTGATATATAATTTATGAAAGCTAAAGATTTTAAAGTGTTTGAGACAGATAAGTCTGGCATACAAACAGACATAACAACAAAAGCTGCTGAATTCGTTTCAAGCATTTTTGATTTTAAAGGAAACAACAAAATAGCTGAATATGCAAATGAACATGATTTAGATTATCGTGATTTTGCTACCGCCGTAATTGCCGAAGTAAAAAGGGAATTAAACGGTTAGTGAACTATTTTGAAAATGTGTATAAAAACTATACGGTTAGTCAGGTGGGGAAAGATAGTTTAGACTCAGTAGAGATAATACTAGATTAAACCAGGTAGACTGAGCTACTTTGAGTAGACTTAACCGAGTTCTTTGATTTATGGGGGTAAATGGATTAGATTGGCAATCATTAGTTTCGCGATGATACAAGCAGTCTTAGATTGGAAAGACTTTAATCACCTATCATACGCTATAACTGGCAACGAATACAACACAGAGGATATCATGAGTATCCCAACTTCTTTAACAAGAAAAGCTCCTGTAGCTGTTACTGAAGATATCATCGAGTTTGCTTTAGCAGCTTAATGTAACGGGTTAGCAAATTACCTAGAAACAGAAAATTTGCACGTCTGAAACCTGTGGGTTTCCACAGATAGGTTCGCTGACCGAGCGGTTCAAGTCAGTACAAAAAAGAAACGCAAAAAGTTTAGTAGTGTTCGTATAACTACCATTTTGTTGTTTTAGGCAAAAGCAACTAAGCTTGTGAACGAGTCCTTAATTATTATTGAACAAGACGAGGGAGTCGGAGCCCTCTACCTCCACTAGGTTACAATTTGTAACCGACTGATTAGATTTGGTCGGTTACAGCAACTATAAGTTCTTTGACATAAAAAAATTTAAACGTATGGACCAAATATTAGCATTTGTCTTTGGAATCGTTATAGGAGGATTACTAATTGCATTAGTGTATTCTGTTATTGGGATTGTTAAACTGAATAAGAATTATAAACAGCTTGATGCAGAATTTGAAGGGCTGCATCATTACGCTGAAACTATCGCAGATAATCTATCTAAAAAAATAGAAAATCTTGACGCAAGAGCAACTCGAGAAGTTGACGAAATATATCAAAACTTTGAAAGAGTAATACGTCAAGCTGAAAGTCATACTGACAAAACATATGACAATTTAGCAAAGAAAATTGCTGACGCATTTAAGGTTGACGATTTCGTATTTGATGTGGAAGAAACACCTAAGAAAGTAAAGAAAATTAAAACAGAACAAATTAATTCATAAATCGTTTAAGAACTTATAGTTAGCCCGGGTAATTCCGGGTTTTTTCTTTTTTGTAAGGATATATAAATTACAAAAACAATTATATGAATAATGTCAATATCCGACCTAAAGGGCGATGTAGAAATTCTTTTGAAAGACTCTGGATTCCCTCCGGATCAATACATTATAAATGTTCATGAACATTGCATAGCAGTTCACTTTGATTTAAAAGCTGCTGTTGATTATTTTCGTGGAGATTTTGAATTTTCACATCTTGCAACCAAATGTGTATTCGATTATAAAAAATATGGCAAACGACACGCAGCCTACATATACTTTTTGTGATGATATATAATCTACCAAAATCACAACAATGTATTATAAGACCAACTGTTTCCGAACATCATCGGGTACAGAATCAATCATCTTTGCTTTAAAAGAATTAAAGAGCAAACGAGTTATCGTCCCTACATGGACTTGTAGTAGTCTTGTGCGAGCAATTGAAGCAGCAGGTTGCGAATACTTAATTGTTGACTCTGATTTTGATTTGCAGATTGATGTAAAAGAAGTTATCAAATATGCAAATGATTACGATACAGTAATCGTCCCTCATATGTGTGGGATTCAAGCTGACGTTAAAACTATACGTCAAAACACTACTTTAAAAATTATTGAAGACATAAGCCAATGTAATGGGTTTCCTAAAATGGGATTCTATTCTGATGTTGTTGTATGTTCAACAGCAAAGAGCAAATGGCTTGACTTGAAAAAAGGAGGTCTGCTTTTTTCTAACGAAGACCACGATCTTTATCCTTTTGGTTTCCACCGAATAAAAAACATTAATGAAATCTTTAATAGAAGAAGAATGATAGGTGCAGAAATTATTGAAGCTGGTGTTGATTTAATTGGATCAGATAGTTCGTTCTTACGAGCAATGTACTTTACACGAGAAAAGTCTGCTCGTAAACTTTACGAACCTCTTCATCGTATTTACGAAAAAGGAGATTGTCCTAAAGCGGATGACTTTTCAGATAATCTTAATTGGATATCTATATTTGTATGAAAGATGAAATGATAAAATGGTATAACGATTCATTGGAACAATATGGTCCTAATGATTTTCGTTCAATAACATGGGCTGACTCGGAAGGTAAGTCAGCAATAAAAAGATATCAGCAGATGAATGACATTTGTTCTTTTGCTGATAAAACAATAATTGAAGTTGGATGTGCATGGGGTAGTTTCTTTGATTTTGGATTTACAGCAAAAAGATACATGGGCTGTGACATCAATGAAAAACTAATTGAATTAGCAAAAACGAAGTATACTGATAATATATTTTTTGTTTATGACATATCTGAAGAAGCATCACCTGTAAATAGTGAACTTGTTATTTGTACTGGTGTTGCTGGTAATCAAGGAGGTCCTGCCGATCATCCTACCAAGCTACCTGTGTTTTTAAACAACTTAATGAAACTTGGTGATACTGTTCTTGTTAACTTTCCAAGTACACATTCAACAATCCGAGCAAAAAATATTGAGTACTTTTCACCAAGCGACGTACTAACAGCAGCTTTACAAATTACTCCTAATGTAACTCTTTATCATCAAAACATGGCTGACTTTTTAATAAAAATGGAAAAATAATGAAAAAAGTTTTAGTAACAGGAGGATTAGGATTCGTTGGTACAAATCTTGTAAAGAGATTAGTTTCTGAAGAATACGAAGTTTCAGTTATTGATAATTTGTCAGCAGGTGATTTAAGAAACGAAGTTCCTGGTGTTACATATTACGAAATGCACACAAAAGAATTATCACATCATTTTCAAAAGTTTGATGTTGTATTTCATTTAGGCGAATATTCAAAGATTGCCCCGTCATTTGAAGAAATTCAAAAAGTTTGGGATTTTAACATTGCTGGTAGTTTTAACATACTTGAATATTGTAGAAAGAATAACATTCCTATTGTTTATTCAGGATCATCTACAAAATTTGCGTCTGAGGGCGCAGATCATTCTCCTTATTCGTTTGCGAAAGCAACAATAGTTAATCTGATTAAAAATTATTCAAAATGGTATGACTTAAAGTTTTCCATTTGTTATTTTTATAATGCTTATGGACCTCATCAAGATACTTGTAATAACGGTTGGGAAACTGTTATCAGTATTTTTGAAAAACAAGTTAGAGTAGGCAAGCCTTTAACAATTTGTGGTGACGGACTTCAAAAACGAGACTTTACTTATGTAGGCGATATCGTTGAAGGTTTAATGTTAGCTGCAAAGAAATTAGAGAACGACGAATATCAATTAGGAAGCGGTCAAGATTATTCAATTCTTGAAGTTGCTCAAATGTTTAGTAATGATATCATTCATATAACTGAAAGACCTGGTGATCGTCGAGGCGGATTAGCAAACTCTGAAGAAACTCGTCGTAAACTTGGTTGGGTTCCAAAAATGAATTTACAAACCTGGATAAAATCTTTAAACTTATGAAGTTTTTAAATTTCTCAAAAGTATTTTGTTTGTCTCCACATCCTGATGATATTGAATTAGGAATGTTAGGAACAATAATGAAATTTACTGATACACATTTCGATATACTGTGTATCTCAAGCGGTAACTCAAACGATTCAACAAGTCATACAATTGATAGAAAAGAAGAAGTTACAAATTTGTGGGCAGACGCTAACCTACCGAATGTTAAAATACATTTCGCTAAAAATTCTTTCTTTGAAGAACTCAATGAATCACAATGGATTGGATATGTTGAAAACGAATTTATAAAAAAGAATAATTACGACTGTATCTTTATTCCAACTTTTGATGACTCAATGTTTGAACATAGGTACGTTAATAGTTGGGGACCTGCGTTCTGTCGTTTTTCACCAATCAGTCTTGTTGAATATAATCTTCCTAGTACATTAAATCATTGGCAGCCTAATCTTTATATTAACGTTGATGACCAATATGAAAGAAAGGTTGAACTATTACAACATTTTACATCTCAAATTCACCGTTCATATTTTCAAAGACCAATGCTTGATGCGTTTCACAGCAATTTTCAATGCAGTAAAAAAGGTCTTCATACGGTTGAACGTTTTAAGTTAATTGAAGTTATCTTAAAATCATAATATGAAAATCTCAATTCATCAAACAACTTTTCTTCCTTACCTTGGTACTTGGGCAAAGATTGCCGAGTCAGATGTTTTTATTATAGAAACAAATTACATTTTTTCAACAACATCTTTTTATTACAGAACTCACGTTACAAATAAAAAAGGTGAACTTGAATACTGTACTTTGCCAATTACTCGTGAACCTGTTCATTTGTCTGAAACACAACTTAAAGATACAGCTGAAGCTGAAAAACGAATTCGTAAAGCATTAAGCTATTATGTTGATGCTCCGTATTATAAAGATGTAATGGTGAAGATGGAAATTTTCTTTAAAGAACAGTTACCTAATTGTAAAACATTACATAATGTAAACATGGATCTTTTCTGGTGGGTTTATAATTGGTTAGGTCTTACAACAAAAGTTGTAGTTGTTGGGCCTGGTGATATTGAAGAATCAGAATCTGATACAAAAACTAGTCGTTTAAGTAGGAAGATAAATATATTCGGAAACAAACAAAATGTTTATATTTCTGGTGGAGGTGGCCGAGATTATCTTGATGTTTCTGATATGAATACGAATGGGATTGATGTTGTCTTTCAATCAGCAACTGGAGATTTTTATAAAGGCTCAATTTTGCATTACATGATGCACTATAAACCTGATGAAGTTAAAGAAATGATATCTAATTCATTTTCATACCTGGATAAATAAAATAAAAGTTTTACTAATGAGTGATTATTTATTAGACTTTCAAAGTTTTATGAATGAAAGCAAACTTTGGGAAGAGCTACTTGAAGAAGGTACATCATATTCAATATATGTTTTGGAATCTAATTTAAGTGAAGCTGAATCTGAAGGTAAAGATGTTTTTCATTTAAATAAAGCAGTTGATGCAACTTACATGATTAACATGGACAAAAGAAAGGATCGTTTAAAATCTTTTCAAGAAGAAGCTGAAAAACGAAGTCTTAAGTTTAAACGTCTTGCTGGTGTTGACGGCGAAAAACTATCAATGAAAGATGTTGAGCCTTTTCTTGACAAAATTGGTGCAGTTAAACGTATGAAGAAATACAAAGGCAAAGATTATCGAGAAGCAAAAGCTCGTGGCCGCGCAGGATGTAATGCTTCACATATTAAATGTATTGAAGAAGCAAAGAAAGCAGGACACAAGAATGTTTGTATTCTTGAAGATGATACACACTTTACAGATTCTTTCAACGATAACTTTAAAGCTGCTTGGGATGCTAAACCTAAAAACGTTGATATGTTTTATTTCTGGATGGGTGGTAAAAGCAAAAATGCAATTGATAAAGGAGAGTACAACGAAAAAGAACATAATGAACATTTAATGCAAATTATGAAAGGTGGATTCGCTACTGTAGGCTACATTGCTAATGTAAATGCTTTGGATAAACTTTATAGTTCTGAGGAGTGGAAAACAAGTGGATTGGTTATTGATATAGGTATTGCGAATTTCCTTCATCCTAAAGGGAATTGTTATTACATGAAGAATAAAAGTGTTAAATTTAAAAATGATTTTAGCGACATCGAAAAAGTTGTCATTAGCTAAGATGATATATAGTCTATAGCAAAAATATTAAGAGGACTACTTGATATATATTACTATAAGAGTTACAAAATGATAGATGTAATCTAATTATGAGCAAAAACAAACAGTTACTAATGATTCTTGAACGTTCTGGTGAAAACCTAAACGTTAGCAAGACCAATGATGAGTACGTTCTTGAAGGTATCTTTGCACAGTTTGGTGTTGAGAATAACAATCATAGGATATATGAAGAGAAAGAATACTTACCTCATCTTGATTATTTAAAAAAGAAGATCAGTGAAAACCGACTTCTTGGAGAACTTGACCACCCAGACAAGTTTGACATTTCTTTATCTAAAGTATCCCACTTAATTGAGGATGTACGTTACGATGCAAAGAAAAGACAAATTGTTGGTAGAATCAAACTTCTTGATACACCAAGTGGGCAGATCGCTAAAAATTTAGTTGATACTGGAGTTCCTATTTCTATTTCATCTCGCGCTGCTGGTGTTGTAGGTGAAAATAAAAAAGTATCAATCAAAAGAATATTTACTTATGATCTTGTTGCTGACCCAGGATTTGAAAACGCAGTAATGAGTAAAGTAAATGAAAGCTTTGGATATGATTTACACGATGAATCTATTGCTATTTACGACGTTACTACAGCTTTTCCTGCTTTCTTGGAAAGTATGGATAGCGAAGAGATATATAAAGAAACACCTGAAAAAATAGAAAAAACAATGGAGAAAGACGGATCTTACGTTTCATTAGAAGAAATGAACAAGTACTCCTTGGTGATTAAAAACGAAATTGAAAAGATAAACGATCGTTTGTCTAAAATTTCTGAATCTTCTGACAAGAATGAAAGAATCGCTAAGCTAGAGGAAGAATTAGAAAGCATTAAGAGTTATGCTTCTTATTTAGCAAAAACTCAAAATGAGGCACTTCAGTATGCTAATTACTTAGCAGAAATGAATGGTAAAACAATTGCTTACGCTCAACATATTGCTGAGAAAGCTGACAATGGTATTCAATACGCAGAATCACTTGCTGAACAACATAATGCAAGAGCTGAGTACATGGATTCACTTGCTGAGAAAGTTGACCAATCAATTCAATACGGAGAGTACAAAGCAGGTAAAATCAATGAAGCAATTAAATTTGGTAATTACTTAGCTGAGAGAATGAATGAAACTATCGGTTATGCTGAGCACGTTGCTGAACATGCAGATAACGCAATTCGTTATGGAGAGTACTTATCAGAAAACTCTACATCTAAAGAAGAATTCAAAAACATCGTTGAGTACGCTGAATATATGTTTGAATCTATGGGTGTTGGATCTACTGATGGTAAATCAAATATCTCTGAAGACAATGATAATACTAACACTCCTGATAGAGGTGTTATTACAAACGCAATTAAAGAAAACGAAACTCCAATTGGACGTTACGCTTCTTTAGACAATAAAATCCAAGCTGTTCTTGAATCTGTCCAAAAACAAAAGGCAGAATTAAACAATCAAGATAGCCGTTATCCGTTCATACAGTTTTTAGGTGAGAGTAAGAAATCCGAGTTCTTATCTTTAAACGAGACCGAAAAGAAAAGGGTCGCAAACGCATTAAATTCTAATCCGTCGTTTGACGAAGAAAGAATTGTTAACGTATGGGAATCTGCATTGGCTTCTGTTGAAGTTAATGAAAAATGGTTAACAGAAATGCCAACCGAATATTTAGGACTTTGGGAATCAGCAACACCTGATTTGAAAGATCGTATTACTCGTCAAGCAAAAATGTTCCGTTTAGAATCTTCTTACCAAATCAAGAATTTCTGGCAAACACGCGGTTTAGGAAAAGTTTCTGAAGGAGTTTCAGATTCTATTATTACAGAAAGTAAAAAGGCTGAATTATTGAAAGAATCTAATTCTTTAGGATATTCAAACGAATACTTAAGTAATATCTCTGAAAGCCTTGGAAAACGTTTCAAGTAAAACAAATTAAAAACACAAAAATTTAAAGATGAATTTATTAAACGAATCACAAGTGTTTGAAACTTGGGCACCTATCTTAGAAGAAAGAACTGGTATCAAAGATTCTAACAAATTAGGATGGATGGCAAAATACGCACATTACCATTCATTAAATGAAGGCTTCACATACCCGCAAGCTTCATTATTTAACACACCTGGTATGGGTAACGTTGCTCCAGCTTCTACAGTTGCTGGTGGTGCTGCTGCTTTCTACGGTGCTGGTTCTCAAGGATCAGGCGACAAATTCCCATCATTATTGCCACTTGCTATTCAAGTTGCTGCAAGAACTGTAGGATTTGATATCGTTCCTGTTATCCCAATGAACGGACCTTCTGGCGTATTAACATACTTAGATTATGTATATTCTGGTGGTCGTGATCCTCTTGCTCCAGGATTAAACAACCAAACTTCTTTAGGTGGAACTGGTCAAGCAGGTAACGCTACTAAATTTGGCGACAAATTTCAAGTGTTTAAATTAAACACATCTGGTTTCGATTCTGCTGCTTTAGCTTTATGGAAACAAGAAAACGTTGGTGATGCTTACGTATTTTCACAAGATGCTGTTGCTACTGTTGATAAGGCTATTGTTGTTACTTACATCGGACGCTCAAGAATTGATGGATTCCCATTATTTAGAGTAGTTGGTGAAGTTGTTGGTACTAACGTTGATTTGACTACCGGAACTGAAACGGCTACATCAAACGTTGCAATTGGACAAGGACAAGAATTACCATTCTACGCTGTAATTAACGGAGCTACTAACGTAAATATATTCACTTGTGCATCTTACAATGTAAACAGCGGTGCTATAGGTGCTTGTGCTGACGCAAATGGTTGTGACTTTAGTGGTGCTTACTTTGTTGAATTAGTTCGTGCTTTAGAAGATCACGTACAAGGATTTGCTGGTGCAGGACCATTAAACGAAGATGCTTACTCTGGTAACGCAACAAACGGTATGACTCCATACGAACCAATGAGAAGAGGTATCGGTGAGACTGCATATTACAAAACTATGGGTCTTCAAGCATTCACGAAATTCGTTGAAGCTGAAACTTTCCAAGTTGCTGCTCAAGTAACAACTGAACAAATCCAAGATTTAAATCGTCAATATGGTATTGATGTTGTTTCAATGATGGAAAATGCTTTAGTAAATGAAGTATCTCAATCAATTAACAAACACATCTTATCTAGAGCGTTTGCATTAGGATGGTCTAACCACTCTGCATTCGTAATTGTTGAAGGAACAAACTTGAACTTAACTTTAAATAGTTCTACAACTGTTTCTTCTGCTGATTATGGTGCTCGTTTCATTGGAAAAACAAATGGATTAATTACTATTGGATTGCCTGCTTTCCAAAACTACGGTGGTGCTACTGCTAACTTTGAGAACCAAGGTACAATTCAACGTCGTATCCAATCTAAAGTATTGGCTGCTGGTAACGTTATTGCACAAAGAGGTCGTAGAGGTCCAGGTAACTTCATAGTTACTAACTTACAAATTGCTACAGCATTACAAGATTCTGCACAATTTACATTCTACCCATTAGCTAACACAGTTAACCAAAACAACGGTGCTTTATATCCATTAGGCACAATTGCTGGTATGACTGTATACGTTGACCCTAACATGGACTATTCTGATACTCGTATCTTAGTTGGACGTAAAGGTGCTGATGAAGAGCCAGGATTAAAATTCATGCCTTACTTAATGGCTGAATCTATCCAAACAATTGCTGAAGGCACAATGTCTCCAAAAATTGCTGTTAAATCTCGTTACGCATTAGTTGAAGCTGGTTTCCACCCAGAAACTCAATACTTCACACTATTAGTTAACTTGAAAGCCGTTGGTGCATCAGGATTCTGGGATACTGCTACAGGCGCTATCTCAATTGCTTAATCATTAACATAATAGATTAACATATAGAAAGGGATCTTCGGATCCCTTTTTTTATTCGTAAGCATAAAGAATGATATATAAAATCTATTAACGATAATAATAAAATAAAGAATGATATGAAATTTGAACAATTTTTAGAATCAAAAGGTGTTTCATTGGATAAACTAAATGAAAATAACCAACAAATATTTGAAGCTGAAGGGGGTGCATTAGACGCAATTATGAAAAGCATCAAATCAATGATGTCTTATGGTAAATTTGAAGCAATGTATCCTAAATACGCTGATGCTTGTTATAATGCTGACTCTAATATAGTAGCATTCAGTAACTTTCAAAAACAACAAGGCTTAATGAAAAAACAAGCTGCACTTGAAGCTTCAAAAGAAGGAGCTGATAGAGCAAAGAAAGAATTGATAATTAAGCAGATTGATAAATTAAAAGAAGTTGGTGACCAATTAGATTCTCAACAAGAAGTTAAGCAAGAAAGAGCAATTCAAGAAAGAGATAATATGAAATCTGACATTGATGAGCTAATTAAAGAAATGTCAGAAAACTTATCATCAATTGCATCTAAAAAACTTACTCTTGCTGGTTACGATGCTAAAACTGCAGGTCTTGAGAAAAAAGGTGTTATGGATAAAGCGTCTAAAGATGTTGCTAGAGAACAAAAAACACAAGAAGAAATTGCAGCATTAAAGAAAAAACGTGATGAAGCTGTTAAAGCTTTAGACGATGCTGAAAGTGCTGGTGAAGAAGACATCAAAGAAGTTGAAGGCGCTAAAGATTACATGAACGAAATTAATGCTTTTGTTGAAGCTTCTAAAAAAGTTGCTGTTGAAAAAGTTTCTTTAGGAAAACTTAGAGACGAAGCTAATGAACACATTACAGAATCAGAAGATATTGATTCTTTACTTGCATATGACGCATCTCACATTCTTGAAGATGAAATAACATTCTCACTTGATGAAGGCAGCAATGCTTCTGATTCTGCTAATAAAGCTACGCCATCAGATGTTTTATCTAAGATTAATGCAATTAAAGATGAAGATGAAAACAAGAAAGATCAAACAGAACTTAAGAAAACTCTTTATTCTAAATTAGCTGCAGCTGCTGAAAAATTTGTTACTGCTGTTACAATGCAAGTTGAAATGAAAGCAAAACTTTGGGATAAAGTAAAACAAGCAAAAGCTGTTACTAAAGATCTTATTGAAGTTGCGGGTGGTGATCCTGAAAAAGCAAAAGAAAATGAAGATGGATCATACACTGCTGGTGAAGCAACAGAAAAATGGGCAAAAGCTTTTGCTAAACCTGAAGAATACGGTCCTTTAAAAGATGCTACCACTGCAGCTGCTGAAGCAAAAGAAAAGGCTGGTGCTGCTCCTAAAGAAGAAGGGCAACCTGCACCTAAAGAAGGCGGCGAAAAAGAAGATACTGAAGACGACGATGATGGATTGTCTAAAGAAAAAGAAAAAGAATTACTTAATAACAAAATTGCGGTTTATACTAAAAAAGTTGAAAAAGCAGAAGGTGATAAAAAAGCTGAATGGCAACAAAAACTTGATAACGCAAAAGAAGAACTTGCTAGCTTAGGTGAAAGCGTTGAAGATTATGATTCTAAAATTTCAGAAATTAAAGAAAGCTTAGATAAAATTTTCGCAGAGATTGACGAGCATGAAGCTGCTACACCAGATGCATCTGTTCAAGCTCCAAAAGCAATTATGAAGTTTTCGGATTTCTTAGCATCTAGAAATAACTAATCAATACAATGATAGATTTTAAAACATTTGAATCACTGGGTAACACTCCTGCTTCACCTGAAAGTATTTATGAGCCTCAAGGTTTATTAAATAGAACTGCATCAGTTCGAGTTTGGGATAAGGTAGGTATCGGTTATACGAGTAGTGTAGAACGTGGCGTATTCGCTGTTGACTACATTAAGAAAGGAGAATGTTTTGAAGTTGCTCCTATTATTGTTGTTCCTGCAGAAGAAGTTAAAGGCACTACCATAATGGACTATGCGTTTAAACTGAATAACGATCAGTACGCAATCGCTTTTGGTAGTGCTTCTCTTTACAATCACCAAAATCAACCTATGGCTGAATGGAAGATTGATGAAGAGAAGAAAACAATATCTTTTTATGCAATAAGGGATATTAAACCTAGTGAAGAAATATTTGTATCTTATGGTAAAGCATATTGGAATACACGAGAAATCTCTGCTAAGGTTAGTCCTAAATTAAAACAAACACAAAAGTAATATGAAAACATTTACAGAATTTACAAACAAAGTATCTGATCCCGCAACTTCAATCACCTTTCCAACTTTTGAAGAAGTATCGCAAGGTAAAGAAGTTACATCAACTTGTCTTACCGAAAAGATGAAAACCTTAATTAAAGAAATGTGTGAATCTTGTATGACTGAAATGAAATCTTGTCACGCGGATGAAACTGAAATGACAGCTGAAAACTGGATGTCAGAATATAATTCAGCCATGAAAGAATGTATGGAGAGCTTAAAGGGTTGTTGTGATGAGTGTATGAATTCCTAAAACTTTTTTATGAAAGCAATAGTTTATATTGAAAAAAGAGATTTTGATGGCTTCTTTACTTGGCTGAACAGATTAAAGCAAGGAACACTAGAACCTGCTTCAGTTAGTTACAGTTTGAGTACAGATGAAATAGAAAGGCCTCTACAGGTCTTATTAAATCCTGATGAGTTTGCCGTAATACAAGATGCTGAAAGAAACATAGAGGACATTAAAAAGTCTTATGGAAATTTAAGCATACTTTATCGCCCTGAATCTTTAGTTCAAGATAAGATAATGATGGGTGATGTATTACGTAATGCTATAAGACACGATTGTCTTGTTGAAATATACAATACGTCAATCGAACTTGCAATGGCAATTCCTGGTTTAACTCCACTTGATGCACTTATAATTGCTGAGAGAGAATGGATTCCTATTCCAACAACAAGCTCAATAGAAAATTGAAAAATATCATCAAGTAAAGGTGATATATAATTAGTTAAAAATAACCAATCATTTAATGGGTACTTTAAAATCTACTTTAAAACTTGAGTCTACGGATTTGTTTCCAACACCTGTTAGTTTTACAAAGATTAATAATAATTTAGTTGAAGGATCATTTAGCGGATTTATTTCAGTAGTTGCTGGCACAGCACAAAAGAAATTAAACATTTCAGATATTAATACTGGAACTGCTTATGTATATTTAGAATCACCAATAAGTAATGGCCAGTCAGTATTAGTTCAAGCTGGTACTACAGGATCAGTGTTTGCTGTTCTTGCTCCAGGAGAAATTGCATTTTTACCTTATGGGCAAACTACAACAGGAGGTCTTGACTTATATGCATCTACTATAACAGGTAATGCTACATTACAATACTTCATTGGCGAAAGAGAATAATAATAAGAAGATATCTTAAATCATTAGGGAATCTTCGGATTCCCTTTTTTTTTCACAATTTTAAACTTTTTTATTTTTTTCTGAAAACTGAAAACTAAACATAAAAACGTGTATATATAATCTACAAAATTAAAATACAATAAATTAAAACACTTTCAATGTTACATCTAATTCAAATATCGCAAACGTGGTCGAGTATCGGCAAACAGGAGAATGGGATTGCTGTGTATATGCCGTGTGCCTTAACTGGGAAAGCGGATCGCAATGAAAGAAATTGTTTATTTAGGACTTTGAGTAAAACGTAATCATTATAACATATTGATTATCTTAAAGTCCAGTTTAAAACTGGACTTCTTTTATTTTATAAGAGTTTTAAAATTGTTAATAACTTTTAGCAAAACAGTTTGCATTACCAATATAAATTGATTATATTTGTATAACATAATTATTCAAACGAGAATAATTAAAAATTGAAATCTGGTACGTTGGTCGAGCGGTCTAAGGCCGGTGCCTGCAAAGCATTTGTTCGGGAGTTCGAATCTCTCACGTACCTCAAGTATACACATCTATGGTGAAATGGTATCATGCCGGTCTCCAAAACCGTTGTTCTAGGTTCGAATCCTTGTAGGTGTGCTAACAAATACTTTAATAATTGTTAATAACTTTTACTAAAATAATTTGCATTAACTAAACAAATTGATTATATTTGTATATCATAATTAATCAACAACTTGTTTAATAATGAAACGATCTTTGACATATTGGCAACCGCTGAAGAATATCGGTTCGAGTCCGGATTGTAAACCGAATTCACAGTTTAAATCCTGGCTACCGTTCTGTTTAAAACGGGTTGCCTGGACCACTAGGTGTGGGAAAGTTGGTATTCCGCTGCGTTTGGGACGCAGAGACCGCAGGTTCGAGTCCTGCCACTTAGACAACAATGGCAAATAGGTTGGTTAATTTACAACCGATAACAATTTTAGTAAGGACTGTCATCGACGGATGGCGGAAATTCTAAAGGACTTATCTAGGACAGATTTTTAATGGTGCACAATTAAAAAGAATCTGAAAAGTGTAAATGCAGACTCGGACTCTGCTTGCTGTTCAACATTTGGGGGATTAGCTCAGCTGGCTAGAGCAATTGCCTTGCACGCAATAGGTCATCGGTTCGACTCCGATATCCTCCACCAAATGGTTATAAGATTCCATTGAACTATCAAAAATCTACACTGGAAGGTGGGTGAGTGGCTAAAACCGACAGACTGTAAATCTGTTCTCGCAAGGGTACGGGGGTTCGAATCCCTCCCTTCCAACAAAAATTAGATGCGGCTAAACGAGTTACATCGCTGATATTTGGAATTTGCTCAAAAACACTCGTTTTATTATTCTCTAATTTTTATTACTGTGGGGTAGAGCAGCTGGTAGCTCGCAAGGCTCATAACCTTGAGGTCGTCGGTTCGAGTCCGGCCCCCGCTACAAAACTGGAATATAGCTCAGATGGTTAGAGCAATCACCTGATACGTGATAGGTCACAAGTTCGAGTCTTGTTATTCCAACAACATACAATGTCCATTGGTGTAATTGGCAACACGTCGGTTTTTGGTACCGAAGAGTCGAGGTTCGAGCCCTTGATGGACAACTTTGATCTCTAGCTCAGTTGGCTAGAGCACCTCACTTTTAATGAGGGAGTCGATGGTTCGAGTCCATCCGGGATCACAAAACAAATTGCGGTATAGCTCAGCGGTAGAGCAACTGGCTCATATCCGGTAGGTCAGGATCTCGGAATTCCTTACCGCAACAAATATTGGTCCTGCGGTCCAGCGGAGTGGACGCTGCCCTGTCACGGCGGAGATCGAGGGTTCGAATCCCTTCAGGACCGCCACACAAAATGCGAGAATAGCTCAGTTGGTAGAGCATCACCTTGCCAAGGTGGGGGTCGCGGGTTCGAATCCCGTTTCTCGCTCAAGTTAATTATTAAAAATGAAAGGAGATTTACATGGAAGTAAAACAAACTAAGTACGGGAAAACATTTATAGGTAAATTTGAGTCAAGTAGAACAAAATTCAGAAAAGATCATGTTGAATTAATTATCAGCCTAAAGTTCTTAAAGAAATGGTTAAAGTTAAAAAACAAATAACGGTCCTGTAACTCAGCTGGTTAGAGTGCGTCGCTCATAACGATGAAGTCACAGGTTCGAGTCCTGTCTGGACCACAATAAACAAGAAAATGCAACAATAAACCAACCTAGTTTATTATAACAAAATTTGGTTTACTAAAAATTAAAACACAATGAAAACACTAAGTATAGGAGATGTTCATGGTCGGTCAATATGGAAAGATATTCTTTTTGGAGATGCAAGAGAATATGAAATCTGGAGAACAGCTAGTGAAAGTGGAGCAGATCCTCTCGATGCTGAATTGTGGAAAGATTGCCCTTTTATGTCTGCTGACAAAATAATCTTTATTGGTGATTATGTAGATTCGTTTACAGTTACTAATGTTATTATGTTACAAAACTTAGAAGAAATTGTTCATTTTAAGAAAATCGTTGGTGATAAAGTAATATTGTTATTAGGTAATCATGATGTTCAATACATTTTAAACGGTTTAGGCTGTTCTGGATATCGTCCAGAAATGCGTCCTGACTTATATAAGTTGTTTGCTGATAATGAAAGTTTATTCAGTGTGGCTTACCAAGTTGAAGCTCTAAATGGTGATTCTTTTTTATGGACACACGCTGGAGTAACAAGTAAATGGTTAGAACAATTAAAAGAAGAATTGTTTAGCGAACAATTCAGGTTCTTTGAAATAGTAAAAGATAGAAACCCACAAACTATTGCCGATATGCTAAATCTTGCTTGGGAATTAAACATGCAAGTATTACATAGTGTAGACAGGGATAGCGGTGGTTGGAGCAAATGGGCTGGACCTTTATGGGTTCGTCCAAAAACACTTAACTCTAAGTATCTTGATAAAATATCCCAAATCGTTGGGCACACACCAGTTGATGACATACATAAAACTCACATCAAATGGACTGACGATTCAAAAACAATTCATTATTACATTGATTGTTTGGAATATGGTTCAAGAAAAGCATTGGAGTTAGAAATTGTCTAACTCCTTTTTTATGTTTTAAAAATATGCACCTGTGATGTAACTGAATAGCATAAGCCCCTTCTAAGGGTTTCGTTGGGGTTTGAATCCCTGCAGGTGTACAAATGGAGAGTAATCCTTGATGGCGATAGGGTCCGCCTGCTAAGCAAGATGTTCAGGTTAAACCGAATTTGGTTCGATTCCAAATCTCTCCGCGTTATTTGGTCGACTAGCTCAACTGGATAGAGCAACCGCCTACGAAGCGGTAGGTTTCAGGTTCGAATCCTGAGTTGACCACTGTGACTGTAGCTCAATTGGTAGAGCACTAGATTGTGGTTCTAGAGGTAGCGGAATCGTAACCCGTCAGTCACCCTAAATGTCCCGATGGTGAAATTGGTATACACGCTGTGTTTAAGCCGCAGTTCTTCGGAGTGAGGGTTCGACTCCCTCTCGGGACACTAAAAAGTCAAGAATAAATAAAACAAAACCGTATGAAAGCAACAACTTTTAAGAGATTAGCAGATGGGCGGGTTATTGATTTAATTCCTTACATCAAGGATGAGCTAACGAAATCTAACGACATTAAGATATATGTCGGAACGGATTCACAAAACATCGGTGACCACACTGTTTATGCAACTGTTATTGTTTTGCATTACGGAAATAACGGAGGTCACGTATTGTATAATAAGCAATCTATTCCACGAGTTAAAGATACTTTTTCTCGTTTATGGAATGAAGTTGAACTAAGTTTATCAACAGCAGAAATGATGTTTGCTGGTGGTTTGCCTAAAGCAGATTATATTGACCTTGACCTAAACCCAGACCCAATGTACAGAAGTAATTCAGTATTAAGAAGTGCATTAGGATATGTTGAAAGTTTAGGATATAAAGCAAGAATTAAACCAAACGCGGCAGCTGCGTCAACATGTGCTGATATGATTTGTCATTAAAAAACAATTTATGAAGCTTAATAGCAATATCAAAAACATATCTCCTGAAGAACTACAAAAACTTCAGGAAAGATTCATCGTCACTGGTTCAGTAACGATCACAAACTTTTTAGATGAAGAGTACGCAAATACTCTCGAGGAATTCTTCAACACCACAATGCCTGAAGAATGGTGGTCAGCTGCATCCTACCCAACTGAAACTGGTGACATATCATACATTAGAAACTATCCGCAAAATTCTGAAGCAATTCAAAATGCAAAGAACTATGCGGATAGTTTCTTTTATAATGATAGCCTAGCAAGTGGTAACTCCGGAAGAATCTCATATCATTTTTACAGAACACTCGGCAATCACGTTGAAAATTGTTGGTGCGCAGAATGTAAGTTTAGAGAATGGCTTCTTTCTGATGAATTGTTAGGATTCTTAAATCTTATTACTGGAGATACTTTTGTTTCTTTTAATACAACATTTGCAAGTAGATATTCTGAAGGATCTTTTCTTTCTCCACATACTGATTATTCAAATGGTGATATAGGATTTGTGTATCAACTTACAAAAGGTTGGAAACCTCAGTGGGGTGGAGTTCTTCATTTTATGGATGATGCTGGTAAAACAATCACAGGAAGTCAAGTACCTACATTTAATTCATTAACACTATTTCATCTCCCAGATCAGAATGGAAAATGGCATTATGTTTCACATGTAAATCCTGGCGTTAAAAGTAATCGTATTGCTTATACTGGGTGGTTTAAAAAATAATTTAATTTTTTTTCAGAAATAGGAAACTATTTAAAACTTGTGTATATATTATCTAAATAAATTAAAATTTAAACTTTATTCTATGAGTAACGCAATTAAAAACGGTGATACTGTAACAGTTCACTACACAGGAACAACAACTGACGGCGATGTATTTGATTCTTCAAAAGAAGAAGGACGTGAGGCATTAACAGTTGTTCTTGGAGAAGGTCAATTAATTCCAGGATTTGAAGCAGGAATAATTGGAAAGACAGAAGGTGAAACTGTTAAAGTAACTATCGAAAAGGAAAATGCTTATGGTGACCGTGATGAAACACTAGTTGTTGAGGTACCTAAAAATCGTTTGCCTGAAAACATTGAAGTTGGCGCAACATTACAAATGATGACTCCAACAGGACCGATTTACGGAACTGCAACTGAGGTTAATGAAGATACAGTAACTATGGATCATAACCACCCATTAGCAGGAAAAGAAATCAGTTTTGAGATTGAAATCTTGGAAGTTGTTTCTGCACCAGTTGTTGTTGATTAATTTTTTATTATGGGCTATAGTGTTATTGATAATTTTTTAAGTCCTGAAGAATTTAAAAAACTTAAAGATTATTTTTATTATTCTAGGGAGCTTCCTTGGTACTATTCTCCTTATACAGTATTGCCTGAAGCGAAGGAGGCCGATGAGCCTGACCACCCACAATTACAACATGTTTTATTATCACCTAAAACAGGCGAGCCAGTATGGTATCATTCAGGATCTACTATGGTATTGGATTTGATTAACAAAATAAATCCTAATACTTTATATAGGATAAAATTAAATATGCAATTTCCAAACAAAATTCAAGAAAGAAATGCTTTACACCTAGACTTGCCTAATTTTAGTGAACATACTATTGGGATATATTACTTGAATACGTGTGATGGATATACTTTTTTAAAAGATGGCACAAAAATAGATACCATTGAAAATAGGCTGGTTCTTTTAAGTGGTGATACTATGCATACAGGTTGTGCACCAACAACTGGTAGAAGAGTTGTAATCAATATTGATTTTATAAATGATTATACTTCTGATTTATATAAAAAATAAATTGTTAATAACTACTAAAAACTATTTTTAAATCTTGTATATAAATTCTACAATTTAAAAATTAAAATCGTTCTTTAAAATATTGTTCTGAAGCGGTCATAAGGGTTACTTCTACGATAAGAAAGGTTAGGAATAGTATTCCGTAACCATCCAAAGACCTTACTACGTGATAGAAAAAGGAGCCCGTAAAAAGGATAAACAGTCACTAAACTTTTTCAGTTAAATAGAAACGGTTCGTTCCGATAGAGACAACCACTCTTTTGAGTATTCTCAGAACAAAATCATTATTCGATGCGGATAAAAGTGTTACTTCATACATATACTTACAGAAAACAACACACTTTTATAATATTCTCGGATTTTTTCATTTCATAGTCTAACTATGCACTAAAGGATCTGGTCATTGACTAGGTCCTTTTTTTGTTAATAACTTTTAGTAAATAAATTTGCATAACCAATAAAATTGTATTAAATTTAACTATAATTAAAAAACAACAAATTATGGAACTTACAAACATTAACAGCAAATCTGGAATCGTTTATGAAATTACTGATTCTTTTGTAGATTACGCAGTTGACGGAAATCCGGAGAATGTTAAACTAAACATTGAGTATTCTGGTACGGAAGATGGAAACGGAAATCAAGTATTGGAATTTGAGTGGGTAACTATTTCCGCTGAAGCAAATCCTCACTTGAGTATTGACCAACTTGGCCAAATTGAAAAGGTTCTTGAAAATGGAAAAGAATTAGATTATGTAAAATCTTTAAAAGCATTTTACGAAATCACAGGCATCAATTTTGACGCAAACGAATATAATTACGCTTTAAATAATAACTTTTAAAAATAAAATATATGTCTAAATTATCAAAATTCTCAGCAAAAACATCCAACGCAGTATTGGATTCAGCTGACGCGGTTGTGAAAAACTTTATGGGTGGAAACTCATACACAATTAACCCAATTGATACATTACGTATCGTTGCGGCATCTTCAATCTTTGGTGAACCACAGTATTATAGAGCTGGTGGTGTTGGTGACTCAAAACCAGGGATTGTATCGAACATATCTACTTTAAGAGAGTATGATATCTTTGAAAAATTATACACTGGCGGTGAAACAGCTTCTGATATATTCACAAAATCAATTGATGCTGCTTTAACGTTTGACTTTGGCAAGACATTAGCACTTGCAGTTGAATTGCGTAAAGAATACAACATGCGTTTAAACCCAGCTGTTATATTTGTTCGTGCTTCATTACACCCAAACAGATCTGCTTTTAACGAAGCTAACCCAGGTTTAATGAAAGCAATCGGAAAAGAAATTGCTGGAAGACCAGATGACTTAACTAACCAATTTGATTACTACATGTATGTTAATGGTTCAAAAAGAGGATTGTCTTCAATCATTAAAAGAACATGGGCTGAAAGATTATCTGAATACTCACGTTACCAATTAAACAAATATAAAGGTAAATCATTAATTGACTTGGTGAGAATCTCTCACGCGTCTTCTAAAGACATCGATGAATTAATGACAACAGGTGCTTTAACTATGCCTGCTGAAGACTCTACTTGGGAATCTTTAAAATCAGCAGGTAAAACATGGGCTGAGATTTTAAACACAATTAAAATCCCACATATGGCATTGTTAAGAAACTTACGTGGTATCTTTACAGAAATCAATGATAAAGAAATAGCAAAAACTGTTTTAACGCAATTGAAAGGTGGTGTTATTAATGGAAAGCAATTCCCATTTAGATATTACTCTGCATACCGCGCAATACAAAGTGCTACTGTTAATCATGCTGCATTAATCTTGGACGCATTGGAGGAATGCTTAGACACATCTGTTGCTAACATGCCAAAATTGGAAGGAACTGTTGCTTGTTTGTCTGATAACTCAGGTTCTGCTTGGGGATCATTCAACTCAGAATACGGTACTGTAACTGTTGCTGAAATTGCTAACTTGTCTTCATTAATCACTGCGCAAACAGCTGATGAAGGATTCGTGGGAGTATTTGGTGATCGTTTATCTTTACAAGGAGTTTCTAAACGTAACGGTTTATTAACACAATTGAACGAAACATCAAAAAGAGGTCAACATCAAGGTAGTGGGACTGAAAATGGAATCTGGTTATTCTGGGATGATGCTATCAATAACAAAAAACACTATGACACTGTTTTTATCTACTCAGATATGCAAGCAGGACACGGGCAACTGTATGGTGAGGATAAGAATGAATACCGTGACTTTGTCCACGGAAAAGGTGGATCATATATTGATGTTCTTGCACTTGTAGACAAATACCGTAGAACTGTTAACCCAAAAGTTAACGTATTCTCGGTTCAAGTAGGAGGGTACAACAATTCTGTCTTACCAGAAAACTTATACCGTGGAGCAATCTTAGCGGGATGGACTGGAAAGGAATCAATTTATGCAAAAGCTATAATTGATACTTGGAATTCAATTGAGTCTCGTCAATAAATTATTTTTACATTCTTATATAATGGAGGGACTTTAAGTCCCTCCATTATTGTTTTTATGATGATATATAAAAAAAAACAATAAAAATAAGAATATGCGAAAAGACCAATTTTTTAATAAGCACCAACATTTACAAATTGCTAAAGCTGAACTTGAACGTAAATGGCGTGTCATGCAAGAACAAGAAGAGGTACAAAAAATGTGGGAGGCTGCTCAACAAGCAATTGCTACAACTGCACCACCAGCAACAGTTGGGGGCGGCGGCGGTTCTGCACCATCAATAACAGAAGCAACAACAATTCTAGAGTATAATACATCTCAAGGAGCTAGTTTAGTATGGAATGGAGTTACTTTTACGTTAGATACTTCTTTGCTAAATTATTCATATACAGCTATTATAACTACTATTCCAGATACAGTCGGAGCTACGATGCCTAGCAGTCCTAATTTAATAGGCGTTACAGTTGGAAATTCAGTTACAAGTATTGGCTCTCAGGCTTTCTTACTTTGTAGCGGGTTGACATCTGTAACATTTTCACCTAATTCAACACTTACAAGTATTGGTAACACAGCGTTCGACAGTTGTTCATCATTGACAACTATAACAATTCCAAATTCAGTTACAAGCATTGGTGGTTGGGCGTTCTGGGCTTGTGCTGCATTGGCAACTATAACAATTCCAAATTCAGTTACAAGCATTGGTACTTATGCGTTCAGAAGTTGTACTGCATTGACATCTATAACAATTCCAAATTCAGTTACAAGTATTGGGTATGAAGCATTCTTGCTTTCCGGGTTGACAACTGTTACTATAGCAAATGGTCAATTAGGAATACTATCACCTAGCGCAAGTCAAGCCTTTTTTGGTGTAATAACTGTTCAAACTATTCAACC